AGTCCCAGTTCGCCGCCGCCCCGACCGGCGTGAACTGCGCGGCGTCGCCGGCCCCGGTGACCGCGAGGCCGGCGCAGGCGACGTCCCCGAGGCGGGAGTTGTTCACGGTGCCGGTAGTGTCGAGAACGTAGGGATCATCGAGGTACACATCCGCCGTGCCCTCGAGGTAGCGGATGCGGTCCGCCCAGGGGTTCCCGCTCGACTGCGTGTCACCCGTGAAGTTGATCCTCAGCTGCTCGTCCACCCAGACTTGGACGATGCCGCCGGTGTTCGCCACGAGGACCCGGCATTCGATGAAGTACCAGCGGTTCGCGGAGAGCGCGAAGCCGGCCGATGTCGCCAGCACGTTATCCCAGTTATCCACGACCACGAGCTGACCGCCGGCAACCGTCTGCAGCTTCACTTGCTTGAGGTTGGCCTCCCGAAAATCCCAGATCGCCTTGGCCACGGCGGTGGTTGTGAAATAGAAGCGCCCACCTGCGAAGACCTGCTGGAGCTGCGCCCCGAAGTTCAGCTCGAGATAGCCGTTCGCCGTCACCGAATAGCGTGACCAAGGTCCGGCGACCCGGGACGTCTGCAAGGTCGCGAAATTGAACGTAGAGAACCTCGTGAGGTTCCCCCACTCCTCCATCCCCGCGTCGATCAGCGCCATCTCGCCCTCCTCACGGCTCCATCACGACCTTCACGGTCAGGTGGCGCCCCGGGTAGGTGCTCCCCACCTGTGCCACCTCCACGGAGAGGCTGTCCCCATCCGCCACCGAGACGGCGAGGCCGTCCAGCGCCTGGCGCCGCGTCCCTGCCGCGATCGTGACCGTCCCGACGAGGACGGTCTCGTTCTTCCACACCTTCACAACCACCCCCTGCCCGGTGGGTGCCTGCTTGACGCGGCAGCGGATCTTCTTGATGGTCAGGGTCTCGTCCAGGTCGAGGTCCATCGAGTCGGCCTCGGCCAGCACGCGGAGCCGGCCCCGCATGTGGAAGACGGCCTTCTCCTTGCCGCCTCCGCCAGCACCGATGAACACCCCGTCGGGCGAAGCCAGGGGATCGCTGTTCGGGGTGAGCTTCGCCGGGATGAACGCCGAGCGGACGTCCTTGTCCCCGTGGTCGTTCACGGCGGCCACGCGGGCGTAGAACGTCTGCCCCTTGTCGGCGTCGGGGACCTTGAGCGAGGCCTGGGTGCGATGGACCTTCCGGTCCCGTCGGTAGATCGTCGCGAAGGTCGAGGAGGTCGACCAGTGCACGACGAACCACGACTGGTCGTCCCGCCGCCGCTCGGGGTCGTTAGGGTCGGGGGTCTCGTCCCAGTCGACCACGACGCGGTCGGTGGCGCCCTGGTGGATGCGCACGTTCGTCGGGGCCGGCGGCTCCTCCGGCCCCGGCGAGCCGAGCACGAAGTAGTCCGACCAGGCCCCCTTGCACCCGTCCCGCCCGATGGGGCGCACGCGGTAGCGGTACTGGAGGCGCGCGCGGAAGCCGCGGAGGACCAGGTGGGCCTTGGTGCCGGGGTCGGTGTCGTCCTTCGCCGAGACGGTGTGGCGCGAGCGGAGGAACCAGTTGAGTCCGTCCGCGGAGTACTCCACCTCGACCTTGTAGGCGCGGATGGTGATCGGGAAGCCCGAGGTGTCGGTGGTGACCTCGTTCCAGCGGAGCTGGGCCCGGATTCGGTGGGCCCCCCGGCCTCCCTCGTCTCGGTCGAAGGACCCGGTGAGGCCGGTAGGCTGGGCCGGCGGGCGGTCGCAGGGGGACTTCCGCCGCCGGCGCGCGCGGCGGAGGTCCGCGTGCTGGCCGCGCCGGCGGACCCGCGCCATCAGACCGCCTCCAGCTCGAGCGCCCAGAAGTGCACGGCTCGGTCCTCGAGCGAGACCTGCCGGGAGATCAGCCGGACCTTCACGTTGCCGCCGAAGACCGCCGGGAGCTGGGCCATCGCCTGGTCGCCGAGCTCGAGCGAGTGGATCTGGGGCGCGTGCCCCTCCTCGTAGACGACCTCGAGGCGGAGGCGCGCTCGCCCGGAGATCAGGAGCTCGTGGTCGGCGAGGGCCGCGAGCTCGCCAGGGTCCGAGGACTCCGCGTCCACCACGACGTCCTGGCGGAGGTAGGTGGCCGCGAGCGACCCGGCGCGGGTCGTGGGCGCCGGCGCGCACGGACCCTCCTCCGGCGGCACGGCAGTGGCGTAGGTGTGGAGCTCCGAGCCGTCCCAGGAGATCCGCGTCTCCCGGGCCTGGGAGGGCGCGAAGGAGACGGTCGCGCTCCGGTCGGTGCCCCTGCCCCCGACCCAGGCGTTGAAGCGGCGGGCGGCGTCGACCTCCCAGTCGAAGCCACCCGGGTCCCGCGAGGCGAGCTCCTCGATCGCCTCGAGGATGTTCCGCGGGGCGCAGTACCGGCGCGTGAGCGTGGGCGGGGTCCCGGTGATCGTCCCGAGAGTGATGCCGAGGTCCCCGTTCGGCTGGGCCTGGGCATGCTGGATCAGGTTCCAGGCGATCGTCGTGCTCGCCGTGGCCTGGTAGACCAGGTCGGCGAGCACGAACCGGCGCTCGAGCGGCGCGGCGTGCCCCAGGCAGCGCGCGGCGTACTCGACGCCTCGGTCGGGATCCCAGGTCGCCTCGAGGCCGAGGAGCCATCCGCCCCAGACCACGTTCGCCCCGTCGAGGAGCTCGACCCTCCTCTGGCCGGGGACCCATCCTCCGGCCTGGGACTCGCGGAGCGTCACCTCCAGCGAGCCCGGCCCGTCGAGGTCCCACCGGGCGGTAGCGGAGGCGAACGGAGCGGGGCTCGCCACCAGGTTCCCGGCCAGGTCGTAGAGCCGGATCGAGTAGGCCACCTACCACCGCCCTCCCCAGGCGTACTCGGCGTCGGTGGCCCCGACGAACCGGCGCCGGTCGACCACGAGCCGCACGTCGACCCGGAGCGGCGGTCGCGCGCGCGAGAGCGGGATCACGGCCTCCGGCCCGGCCTCGCCGAGGACCGCGACCGTCGGGCGGGTGACGATGCCCCCATGCGCCAGGAGCGGCAGGTCGGGGACGTCCCAGCCCTTGCCGCCGAGCCCTGGAACCCACGACGGGAACCCGATTCGCCAGCTCCCCGGTCCCCGGTTCCAGAGGCCCGCGAGGCCGTTCCAGATCGTCTTGACGGCGTCGACGATCCCACTCCAGACGTCCTTGGCCATGTCCTTGATCCCGTTGAAGAGGTCGCGGAACCAGCCCCTCACGGCGGACCAGACGCCCTTGATCCGGTCCCACGCCCATCGGGCGGCCCCGGCGATCTTGTCCCAGACCGCCTTCGCGACGCCCCAGATGGTGTTGAACGCTCCGCGCCAGAACCCGAGGTAGGCCTGGACCGGGGCCTTGATCGCGCTCCACAGCCTGAGCGCGGCCCCCTTGATGGCCGCCCAGACCTTGAGCGCCGCCCCCTTGAGCGCCTCCCACGCCTTGAGCAGGAACGCCTTGACCTTGTCCCAGTTCTTGATGATCAGCACGACGACGGCGACGACGGCTGCGGCGACGAGCGCCCAGACGCCGAGCGCGGCGATCGTCGCGAGCCGTACCTTCCCGAGCACCGTGATGAGCTGGCCGAGGCCCATCAGGAAGGGCCCGACCGCGGCAACGCCGGAAGCGAGGAACGAGCCGAGGTCCGCGAAGGGGCCGAGCGCGCCGACGATGCGGTTGCGGAGCATGGCGAACCGGTCGGCGAGCGTGCGGCTCTCGCGGGCGGCATCCTTGATCGTCCCCCTGCCGCTCTCGATCTCCCGCACGAACGCGGAGAAGTCGAGCTTGCCCTCCCGGATCGCGCTGGCCAGCGCCGGCCCGGCGCGTGCACCGAACACCTTGAGCGCGAGCTCCGTCGCCTTGGTCTGGTTCGGGGCATCCTTGATCGCCTCGAAGAGCTGGGTGAGGGCGGTCTTCGGGTCCTTCGCGTCGATACCGAGGCGCTTGAAGGTCCGCGCCAGCTCGTCTGAAGGCGCCGCGAGGTTCTTGATCGCCATCCGGATGCCGGGCATGACGGCGGCGGTGTTCACCCCACCCTTCTCGAAGGCGGCGAACATCGCCGTCGCCTCCGTGAGCGAGAACCCGAGCTGCCGGAGCGGTGCGCCGAACTGCTGCACCTGCGTCGCGAGCTCGCCGACGCCGGCGCCGCTCGCCTCGGAGGCGCGCATCAGGGCGTCGAGCGTGGCCTGCTGCTCCCGGATCCGGACGCCCCAGTCGGCGAACGCCCGCACCACGGCGGGGATCGTCGAGGAGGCCGCCTCGCCGGTGATGTGCTCGAGCTGCAGGAACCGCTTCGTGAGCCGCTCGAGCGGCTTGCCGGTGAGCCCGGTCCTGTCGGCGACCTCGTCGAGGGCGGCGGCGACGGCCTCGAAGGGCTGGGTGACGCCGCCCGCGACGCGGCGGGCGCTCGCCACGAGCGCCTCGAACTCCTCCTGCGTGTTGCCGAGCCGGAGCGTGCGCTGCGCCTCGTTCCAGCTCGAGGCGATCTTGCCGAGGGCCAGGGCCACGCCTGCCGCGGCCGGGGTGACCGTGCGGGTCATGGCGTCTCCGACGGCCGAGATCTTGGCGCCGGCGGCCTGGACCCCGGCACCGAGATCCCGGACCGACGAGCCGACGCGGGAGATGGCGCCGGAGGCCTGGTCTCGGGCCCGGATCAGGATGTCCAGGAGGCTAGCCATCCGACCTCCCCTGCAGCCGGCGGATGATCCGGATCTGCTCCTCCAGGTCCTGGCCCGGCGGCTCGGGGCCATCCGCCTCGGCCCACCGGGGCAGGAACGCGCCCGGGTCCTGCGCGCGGGTGGCCCCGAGCGCCCGCGCCACGGACCACGCCACGAGCGCCGCCGCGGCGTCGACGCGCTCGTGCACGGTGAGCGGGCCGAAGCGCCTCTCGAAGGCAGCCCAGGCCGCCAGCTCGGCTGCGCTCATCGTCGCCTCGACCTCCTCGACCGTGCGGCCCAGCGCGAGGCTCAGGCGATGGAGGAGTCCTCGCGCCGGGCTCCGCCGAAACCCGCCATCAGCTCCTCGGCGGAACCCACCCCGTTCACCTCCGCCGCGGCGGCGAAGAGCCGCAGGAACGTCTCCAGGTCGGCCTCGGCCATCCGGGAGGCCTCCTCGGCGGCGAGCAGCGGGGACCCGTCCGCCGCGGCCAGCGACCGCGCGACCAGCCCGACGAGGGCCTCGAGGCTCGGCTGCCCGCCCGAGAGGAGGCCGAGCTCCTCGAGGTCCGCGACGCGGAGCCTGCGGATGTGCACCGTGCCTCCGAGCGTCGGCACCTCCACCTCGACGAGCTCGCGCCGGCGCGCCTCGAGGGCCTCCAGGAACGCCTGCCTGTCGAGCCCCATCTCAGGTCAGGTCGGTCACGCCCGGGGCCACGATCTTGAGCGTGGCCGACAGCTGCAGGAGCCCGTCCCGCTCCGCGCCCCGGCTGAAGGCCGTCACGTAGGCCGGGAACTGGACCTGGAACCCGGCCGGGGTGTGCCGGAGCTGGAAGTTCCGCTTCGTGGCTGCCGCGTAGGCGCTCTGGATCGCGTCGTGCTGGGTGTTCGCCGGGTCGTAGGCGATCTGCACCTCGAGCTCCGCGCCGTCCTGCTGGCCCACGACGTAGTCCTTCCAGTCGTCGCCGTACGCGGAGGCATCGATCAGGTCCCGCGACGACCCGGCCTCGCCGAGGGACGTCACCTGACCGACCACCGCGAAGTTCTCGGGGGAGCCTCCGTCCCCGATGAGCAGCTCGAGCTGCCTGCCTGCGTACTTCGTCATCGCTCAGCCTCCTCCGTCTCCCCCTTGACCTGGGGCCGGGCTCGCGCCGGCGGAGCCTCCACGGGGAGGCCGAGCTCCTCCGCGCGCTCGAGGCTCAGCCGCTCACCCGGCCAGTAAAAGACCGCCCGCTCCCCCACCGGGTGGCGGTACGGCTCGCGGCCGGTCCACACGACCTCGTCACCTTCGATGCGCCACATCACTCCTCCAGGCTGAAGCGAACTTCCACGGTCACGTCGGCCCAGTACAGGGTCCGGTTCGCCTCGGTCGAGCGGGCCTCGAGGTCGGCCCTGCTCGAGCGGACCCAGGTGACCCACGGCATGGGCAGGGCCCGGAGCGCGACGCGGCGGGCGAGCGCCGCCAGCCGCGCGGCGTCGCGCGCCCCCTGCTCGGGGTCGTCCGACCGCACGAGGGCCGCGAGACCGAGTGGCAGGGTCCAGGTCTCCTCGGCTCCGTAGGTCTCCGCGTCCTGGGTCGCCGGCTCGGGGACCACCCAGATCGCCGGGAGCTCCGGCATCGGCCTCGCCCTCGTGCCCCCGACGACGGCCCGCACCTCGGCGAGCTCGGGGGCCGAGGAGAGCTCGGCCCGGACACGGTCCAGGATCTCCAGGACCGCCTCGTCCAGCCTCGGCATCAGCCGAGCACCTCCCGGGCGAGCTCCTCGAGCCGGGTCCGGGCCCGGGAGATGGCGCGCTCGTGGAACGGGTCGGCCCGGACGCCGGCGACCTCCATGGCCCAGCCGACCTCCCCGCCGCCCAGGAGGAGGCGGAGCCTCGGGGCGCGTCGGGGCCCGTGGGGCCGCGTGCCGCGCGCGAGGAAGTGGGCCCACCACTGCTCGGCCTCGGCCGCGAGGTCGGGTTCCGTCCGCGGCCGCCAGGTGATGCCGCGGGACCGCGACTCCTCGGTGGCCTCCTCGGCGACCGCCCGGGCGATCTTCTCCGGGAGCTCCCGGACGCCCTCCTCGGCCCGCCGGAGCAGCCGGACGACCTCGCGGTCGTCGACGACGAGCTCGAAGCCCGGCATCAGAGCGCCCCCGCGTCCACGGCCCACGTCGCGCCAGCGAGGTCGGGCAGGGCGAGCTCCTGGGAGGAGGCACCCCGGCCGGCCGCGTACAGCCGGAGCCGCTCCCGGATGTCCGGGGTGAGGAGCTGCCCCGTGATGGGCCGGACGGCGAAGTCGTCGATCCGCACGACCGGCGTCTGGCGCGTCGCGACCATCTCCCGCACGGCCTGGGCCGCCATGTCGGCGGCGATGGCGTGCAGCCCGGCCGGGATGGCGGTGATGAGACCACGCGCGAGCTCGTCCAGCCAGTCCCGCCGCATCCACCGGTTCATGAGGTCCGAGAGCTGCTCGAGGAGCCCGGTGAGGAACGCCTCGAGCTCCGCGTCGGTCCCGAACCCGAGGTCGCCGGGACGGATGCCCGTGCGGTTCCGGACGTCGGCCGGCGTGGCGTAGTTGGCCACCTAGTCCTCGGCTTCCTCCTGAGGCTGGGCCCGGCCGCGCCGCCGCCCCGCGGGCCCCAGCACCCGGACGTCGCCCCGGCCGGCGACGAGCTTCGCCACGGCCGGGGAGACCTCGACCGGGACGCCCCGGGACAGCTCCACCGTGCCCACGACCAGCACGTCGTCGGGCCCCTCGTAGACCACCTCGACCATCACCTCACCTCCTCCCGGTCGTGAGGCGCGGGCCCCGCCGGGGCGGGGCCCGCGCCTTTGCGCCTTACGACGCCGTGATCTTCACCGCCCGCACGAGGATCTCGTGCCCGTTCTTCCGGACCGAGAGCGCCGTCGCGTCGGACGTGATGTCGATCGCGGTGCCGCCCTTCGTGGCCGAGACCTTGAAGGTGTTGGCGTCCACCACCTGCACCACGTAGTAGGCCCGGTTGACCTGGAGCGGCGCCCCACCGGTGAGCGCGGTGAAGACGACGAGGTCGTCGACCGCGTACCCGTGGTTGGTCACCGAGATGTTGTCGGTGGTCGCCGATGCGGTCCCGCTCTTGACGTCGCCGAGCTGTCCTTCGGCCGGGAAGAACACACCGTTGGCGTCGAAGTACCCGGCGTCCTTGACGGCGGTCGCCCCGAGGTAGGCGTCGAGCGCCAGGATGTCCTCGATCGAGGCCGAGTCCAGCACCTGCACGGCCCGCAGCGCGAAGCCGCCGAAGCTCCGGGAGGCGCCCCACGGCGCCCCGGCCGGCACGACCGGGGCCATCTGCGCCAGGGCGTAGGCGGTCGGGTGGAAGGCGTAGGCCTCGTCCGGACCGAGCGCCGGGAGCGAGACGATCTGGAAGCCGGCCTTCCGGCCGATGGTCGCCTCCTCGAGGGCCTCGGTGGTGCCCGACTGCTGGGCCTGGACGAACAGGTCGGTGTTCAGCATCGCGGTCTCGATGCCGCTCCCGACCGCCAGCACCCGGCCGCCCGAGGGCACCCTCGCCTTGTTCAGGAGCTCCCGGGCCTTGACGATGAGGTCCTTCCAGACGTTCCCGGTCGAGTACGAGAACGCGATCGACTTGGCGTAGGTCGCCCCGGTGATGGTGGAGACCAGCTCCTCCTCGATCTTCCGGGCGACGGCCGCCATCGCCGGCTGGAGGACCTGCTCGTCGAAGTTCCGGACATCCAGCGTCAGGTTCTCGTCGGTGAGCTTGATGTCCTTGTAGACGTCGGTCGCGAGCTGCACGGCGACCGTCCGCTCGGTGAGCTCGTCGCGGGTACGGGCGGCCCCGGACCGCAGCCCCCGGGTCCGGGCGGTCGCGTACGCCCCGACCTTGATGTTGACCGTGTCGTCCTTGGCGCCGACGAAGTCGGCCTCGGCCATGCGCGTCACCAGGCGCGGCAGGACGATCTCGCGCTCGAGGAGCCCGAGAGCCGCGGTGACGACGCGCTCGGCCTTGATGAAGATGTTCGCCATCTCTCAACCTCCCTCAGAAGGGACGGCGAGGGATGCCTGCCACCAGCTTCCGGGGGTCGAGCTCCTCCGGCTCCACGTCGGGGCCGGCCCCGGGACGCAGCCGCTCCCTCGGCTTGGTGCTCGCGTTTCCCGTGCCGGGAGAGCCCCCCGTGTCGGCGGGCTTGATCGCCTCGAGGAGCTCCGCGGCGGCCTCCTCGAGCTCTTCCCGCGAGGAGCCGTGGAGGAACCGCGCGAGCTTCGGAGGCAGGCCCCGCTCGGCCGCCACCTCGTGCCGGAGCGCCCGGAGCTCGGCCTCCTGGGCCCGCCGCTGGGCGTCGGCGAGCCGCTCGGCTACCGTCTTCTCCGCCTCCTCGGCCTCGCGGAGGCGGCGCGCGGCCTCGGCGTTGGCCTTGGCCTGGGCCTCATGCTTGCGGGCCAGGGCCTTCCACTTCTCGGCCTCGGCCTTCCAGTCGCGCTCCTCGGAGCCGTGGTCCTCGGAGCCCTTCTCCTCGGAGCCCTGCTTCTCCTTGGTCATCTCGTCCGTGTCGGACATCGCTTCGACCTCCCGTGTCGGGTCACTCGCGCTGCGCGTCCTCGAGGTGGGCGCGCAGGTGCCGCGCCACGCCGTCGCGATCGCCGACCGGGATGTCGGTGCCGCCCCGGGCCCCGCCGAGGACGGCGAGCCCGGCGCGGCAGGCCGGGAGGTTCGCCGGCGCCCCCACCCGCGGCCCGTGATGGGGGAAGCGGTACGTCGCTTTGGCGTCCGGATCCCCATCCGGGTCGTACCAGGCGTGCATGTAGCGGAGGACCTCCCGGTCCGCCGGCGCGGCGGCTACCGCCGCCGGCCCGTCCCAGGGCCGATCGGTCGTCGGCGTCTCGTGCGGCGCGATCGCAGGCATCCCGCGCCGCAGGATGAGACCGGCGTCACACGCCCTCTCCGGAACGGGCGCGGCGGAAGGCCCTGAGGGCCTCCTCGCCGGAGAGCCCGGCCGTCGCCTCCCGCCACTGCGCGCGGAGCTCGACCTCCTGCCGCGTGAGGTCCCCCTCGAACGCCGGCTCGGCGGTGCAGGCGCAGCCGTCGTGGGCCGGGAAGTCGACCGTCCCCGAGGCGTAGACCGGGCCGCGCGAGGCGAGCATCGCGCAGAACGCGCAGGCCGAGGGGGCCGCGACGCGCCGCCACCGGATCCTCCGCTCGGAGGCGGACGCCGCCCCGAGCACCGCCTCTCGCCCCCCGTCCATCACGTGGCGGCCCGCCGCCATCGCGAGCCGGGCGAAGCCGACCTGTCGAGCCGCCTCGAGGCTCGCACCGACCGAGAGCGCCCGCCAGGTGCCGGCGAGCCCCGTGGCCCCGAGCGACCGCTCGAGCGCCTCCGCCGGCGGAGGCTCGGGGAGACGGAGCCCCTCGAGCGCGATCCCCTCCTCGGCGGCGCGCTCCCGGACGTGCGCGAGCGCCAGCCCCGCCGAGTCCCGGCGACGGGCCATGACGACCGGGAGGGCGACGACGAGGAACCGGCGCCAGCTCTCGATGTCGCCCTCGAAGAGCCGCCACGCCGCGAGCAGCTCGCCGATCGCCCGGGCGCGGAGGGCGAGCTGGAGCCTGCGGTGCTCGAGGGCCGAGAGGCTCACGTCCGCGCCTGCTCCGTGAGCACCCGAGCGAGCTGCTCGAGGGCGCTCCCCTCGGCCGCCCGGGCCTTCCAGCGCTCGACCTCCTGCTGGGAGACCCCCGGGATTCGCTCCCAGAGCTCCTGCGGCGGGACGCCGAGCATGGTGACGAGCTTGCCGAGGGCGTCGGCCGTCTGGGCGAGCGACCGGGCCTCGGTGTCCCGCCAGCGGACGAAGGCCGCCGGGTCCGAGGGCTGCCCGTCGATCTCGGCGGCGAGCTCGAGCGTCTGCTCCCACGCCTCGCCGAAGACGACCTGGCGCTCGGCGATCTTCGCACGGTGCGAGCGCTCCATCGCCGCCAGCGCCTCGGCCGACAGGTTCACGAGCTGGCCCAGGAGCTCGTGGGCCGGGGTCTGCGAGACGGTCGCGAGGGCCCGGAGCGTCGCCTCCCTGCTGTCGAGGTACCCCTTCAGGTCGGTCTGCCCGAACTCGCCGACCTTGACGTTCTCGTCCTCGAACGTCCAGAGCTTCCGCGCGGAGGCCTCGAGGGCCTTGGCCTCGCTCTCGGCGAGCCAGCCGATGATGTAGCGCTGGCGGAAGGCGCCGTAGTGCTGAGCCACGAGCAGCCCGAAGGTCGTGATGTTGATCTGGTCCTGCAGCGGGATCAGCGGCTCGACCTCGCCGCGCGGCCCCTGGTCGGGGTCGGCATCGAGCGTGCAGAGGAACCGCACGACCGGCACCACACCGACGCCGTGCTCCTCGGAGGAGACGATGGTTACCGTCCGGGCATCATCCACCTCGAGCCACCAAGCGCGCTCCTCGTCGAGCAGGCGGTAGAGCCGCACACCCGGTCGGGGCGAGCGACGGAGCTCGAGCGCGAGCTGTGGCCAGTCATCGTCGTCGCCGTACACGGCCGTGAGCGCCCTCGGGGAAGCTGGCCGCAGCACCGCGACCGGGTCGCCAGGGAGGACGACGACGTAGGCCACCCCGTACGTGAGCGAGCCTCGATGAACGGCGGTCTGGCGGGCATCCATGCGGTTCCGCTGCCACGTGGCCCAGGCCGGCTCCTCGGCCGCCGCGTTCGGCGCCCGGAAGCCGTCGACGTAGAGGGCCTGCACCGAGTGCTCCACGATGTAGCGGAGCATGTTCACCCGCGCGATCGAGGCGAGCTGACGCACCTCCGGAGGCGCGCCCTTCGGCAGCCAGCGGAGCGGCCCTCGGTGGGACCACGCCAGCCGACCCTCCGTCGTCGCGGGATCAGGGTCGTGGACGTAGTAGCGGATCTGGTCGAGCCTCCCGGCCTCGGCCTCGCGAGCGCGCAGGAGCTCGACGGCCGCCGCCGGCACATCATCCGCGGACAGGCGCATCGCCTCCCCCTTCTCGCACCTCCGTCACAGCTCGTCGTCGAGCCAACGCGCGAAGAGGCTGGCCTCAGGGCTCCTGGCGTGCGCCGGACGAGGCCACGCCGGGCCCTCCCGCTTCGCCACACGAGACCAGATCTCTCTAGCCTCGCGAAGCGACAAGACTAGGTGCGCCCCCGCCCGCGCCACGAGCGCCGGGGCCTCGATGGCGCCCGTCCCCTGCCGCCCGCTCTCGTAAGACCCGAACGCGCGGATCGGAGCGAGCTGCACCCAGACCGTGCCTTGGATCAGGACATCGGCGTCACCGCCGATCCGAGCGGTCGGCACCGTCCCCATCACCGGCCCGGAGATCCTCGAGGCACCGGTGCCCACGGCGTGCTCCCATGGAAGTCCGACGGCACCGGAACCCGAGATGGGGGCGGCCGCAGAGCCGGCACCACGGACACCAGGGAGCGTGAAGGTCCCGGGCCCGGAGGCCGACACAGCACCGGCACCCAAGACCCGGGGAGCCCACGGCGTGCAGGTCCCAGATCCAGCGACGGGAGCTGCGACAGCGCCAGACGTCC